TTCCTCGGCGGTCCGCAGTCCCTTGAGGATGTCGCCAAATTGGTCACGCAGCAGGAATCCGCGTGCGCGGAATTTCATCATGCGCTTCGGGTAGTCCGTCCACGGTCCGGCCTTGCCCCAGAGCTTTGCGGCCTTTGCGTCGGCCATCGTAAACGTCTCCGATGCTGCATCGAATCCCCGGCGCTGCACCGTCACGGTGAAGCCGTGCGAGTCCTTGCCCGGCTCGCCGACCTCGGTTTCCTTGTAGCTCACGAGCTGACCGCTGGAGCGGACTAGCGCGAGCGCGGCGTCGCCGTAGATCGCCGGGCGACCGTTAATCACGGCCATGTTTTGCAGCGCAGCCATTGGCGTCAGTCCGATCTCCATGCCGAACTGAATCGCGATCATGACCGACTCGGGCTTTTCCATTCCTTTCGGTGCCCAGCCCGATGCGACTACGGCCCGAGCGAAGCGGAAAGCCTCGTCGATTGATTGGAGCTGCACTCCGTTTGAGCCGAACTGAATCGGTGCTTTCGTGGCGGTCTCTGCGACCGCGATCTCTGATTTTACGTTGGTGTCCATGTTGTATCGTGTGTGTGTTTCGTGTGTTGCCCTCCGGTCGTCGTTGGCCGGAGGGTTTTCCTTTTGGGAAATAGTTGCTGGCGTATTTTCGCACCGCCACCAGCGGCGTCGTAGGGTTGGGTTTATGCTCGGAACCGCCGAGAAGTTTTAGAACGGCACGTTCTCGCCGTCGTCTGCCGGCTGAGTAGCTGGCACTATTGGAGCGCCGCTCTTGCGCTGATGCCACAAGGTGCGGCACGCGTTCTTGAGCAGCACGTCGGCCTCGCGTGGAGCGAACGGCGTGCCGTCCTTCTTGAGCTGCTCTGGTCGGTCGGCTCCATACCAGAGGAGCTGTTTGTCACTGAGTGCCGAGAGTGGCACGCCAGCGTTTTTGCCGAAGTGGACCTGCACGCTGCCCGCGTCCGCGATTGCAATCGCCGGGAGTGGCAGAGTGTCCGGCGTCGCGGTCGGTGCGGTCGCAGCCGTCAGGCTGAGCATCGGCTTCGGCTTTTCGAGAGCGGCGCGAATGGCGCGAAGCTCGGTTAATAGTTCGAGGTGTTGTTCGGTGGTCATAAAATTAGATCGTGCCTTTCATGGCTGCGTTGATGGCAATTGCCCAAACTCCAAAAGCAGTTTTTTTAACTCAGCAACTTCGGCGTCCGCCCGGTCGCGTTCCGCCTCGGCTTTCTCGGCGCGGGCGAGTTGCTTTTGGTAGCCGTAAATCTCTGCTAACCAAGGTTGATCGCTGTGCCACTTGGTCCAGCGATCTACTTCGGCTTGCAATACATCCCCGCGAAGCCTTGCCGCCTTTACCTCGGCGCGGAGGCGGGCGAGTTCGGCGTAAGCTGAAACAATTGAATCGTCGCTCATGGCGGAAGGGCCAGCAAGAAATTTCAACCTCTCGCACTCCGCTTTCGCGGCGGCGAGTTCGCAACGCAACCGGCGTCGATCCGCATCGGCACCAAATCGCAGGCGTTCGGTTTCGGCGAGTTCGCGTTCAATAAGCTTCATCTCACCGGCGAGCGAATACATGGTTGCGCCGTTCGCGAAGTAGGCTGCATCCGTCCTCGGCGTCGGCGAGAGGGTGGGCGTGCGATGCACAAGATCGTGCAGCGGTTGGCTGCAAGTCTCTCCGATAATGCCGGTGGGCGTGCCCGCAAAAGGCTTCGGCCATTCAGGTGCGCCTGCGTAGGGCGTGGGTTGGTCGAGTGGGTTCATGTTTTTGCCTCCGTCGCGGCGAGACCTGCGAGAAATGCCTGTTCGTGTTTGGTGAAGATCGCCACCGAGTCGGGCGATAGCTTGTCGCCCCATACCATTTGCCAAGAGCGTGCGACCATAAGAGCCTCAATGCCGTGCTCCCGCAGCACGCGCACCTTTTCGCGCTCGGCGGTGAGTTCGCGTTCGAGGGTGCGAGCGAAGTTTGGACAAACGGTGTTGTGACCTGCGGCGACGGTCAGCTTGACCGCTGCGTCGGTTCGTGGCGTCGGTTGGTCGGGTGGGTTCATTTTGTCCTGTGTTGTTTCAAGAGTTTAATTTCCTCAGCGTTCACGAGCCGGGCGAGGTAGCCCAAGTCTTGCGCGATCTTGTATGCGTACCCGGTCGAGATTCCCAGCTCGCAGGCGACGCCTTTGATTCCCTCGTCAGCGTTGATCGCCGCGACGATGCGCGTCTTGTATTCGGGTTTGGTCTTTCGGCTCATCGGGAAAGCGCCTTGACCTTCGCTGCGTAGCCCTTGGTCGCCTGCTTGAGGTGGCCTTTGGGTCCGCCGTTGTGCACGCGTGCGAGCGTCTCGACATCGCCCGCCTTCCACGCTGCCGGAGCGTGACGCTTGAGATAGGCGGTTGCGACGCGTTTCGAGTAGTCGAGATCGGCAACGCGTGAGTAGTCGCCGGCAACGCGACTGTCCGCGTGGTAGGCGCGGTGAATCTGGAGCGGCCCGAGCGCCTTGCCACCGTCGCCGAGGATTGGCCCGGTGCGGCCGGAGGTCTCGACTACGTGCAGAGCGCGGAAGAATGAGGCGGGTGGCGCTGCGTGCGCGGTGGCCGCGAGCGCGAGGATTAGTAGTGCGGATTTCATTTGGTGAGCTTCGAGGCGTTGCGCTTGGCCGCTGCAATCTGCTTCGCCGTGCAGCCCGCGCCGATGCTTTCGGCGAGAGCGATTGCGCGATCAGCGCGTGCTTGGTCGGGCGCGGTGATCGCGAGGATCAGTGCTTGGGTGAGTGCTTCGGTGGTGTTCATTCTGCGAGCGCCTCCTCGATGTTGATTCCGTATTCTGAGACGAGCGCCGCAAAGTCGTTGCAGTTTGAGACCTCCCAGACTGCATCGCCGTTGGTGGCAAACACCAGTTCGTCGCAGACGCTGTAAAGGCTGATGCACCAGTCCTGATTTTCAGAGTGGTCTGGGTGGCGGAACGTCCCGAAGAATTCGGCGTGATTGCAATGAGCTGCGAGATACTCGTTGCGGATGCTGACTGATTGAACGCTGTCGATGCTGATTTTCATGTGGTTGATTGCGCGCTTCGGCGTTAAATCGCTTCGGCTGGCACCGGAAAACCCCGCGCCTCTGAAGAGGTAGCGGGGTGGTTTGCGGTGGTGGGTTTGCTCAGCCCATCTCGGCCATCCGAGCCATTCCGTCGTTGTATTCGCGCTCTTGCTCCGGCGTGGCGTAGAATCCGCAGAATTGGCCCGTTCCCGAGTCATCCATCACGCTCGCGGTGTGAATGAATCGTGTTCCTTCTGGTGCAGCGGCTTTCAAGGCTTCGAGGCTTTTGATCTGGGTCGTTTTGTTTTTCATGTTTTGTTTTTGTCGTCGGGTTAATTCCCTCCGATGCGAAAAATCTACACATCCGCCCCGCGATGTGAAGAAAAATGTGCGCGAAGTATCGCACGCAATCCGTGAGCGTTGATAATCAACGACTTACGTCTGAAGAAAAAACAGACTCAGCGCGGAATCACTGCACGAAATGAATCGTAAAGCGCCGCAAGCCTGCGGAGATGTTTGAGCCGTCAACGGTCGCCACGTGAAAGACCGTGTCGTTCGAGTTGTTGCCCGCCGCCGAATAGTCGTGCGCGATTAACAGCTCGTTTACCGGCGAGACGCACGCGGCGAGCACGTAGTCTTGTGTCGTGCCGAGCGAGTGCGTGAAGGTGAACGTCTCGGTTGGTGCGCCGCCCGTGAGGTTTTCAACGTGCGAGAAACGATTTATGCCGAGATTTGCGCGAGCCGTGGACGGGCTGGCAACGTCCGAGAGGTTTGAGGCTTTCTGGGCTGCGCCGGTGATGCGGGTGTCGTTGCCTTCGGCGACGGTGCCTGCCGTCGTGCCAGTGTCGAGCGTCGCGGCGTCGCCGAGCTGCCGAGCGTAGAATGTGAACAGGTCGCCAGCAGCCGCCCACGCTCCTGCGGTGCCGCTGCGATTGATTGCTCGGACGCGAAAATATTGAACCGCTGGCGTGCCGATGACCGCTTGCGCGTATTCTTCGCGAGTCAGAAATCCCCCGCCTGACGCAATAATAGCATCCGCTTCTGCGTCGGTGTTTATTGTCGTTATTACCCATTGGTAATTCGCAATGTCGCGGTCGCTTGGTTTTGTCCACGTCACGACTGCCGTGTAATACTCGTTTCCGAGATGCACCACCGCACCTTTGTCAGCTTGATCGCCAGCGATCCGAGTCAGTCCCGTCAACGTGCTCGGCGGCGTCGTGTTACTCGGAGCGGTCTGACTAAGCAGAGAAGAAACCGGCGACAACGCTCCAGAAAACGAAATCCCTCGCGCTGCAAATTGGTAAGACTCTCCGACCGAAAGATCGTCGATGCTGACCGCAACGGAAATGACAGACGTAATTTGGTTTCCAATAATGAAATCGCTCGCTCCTGTGCGACGATAAAGCACGTCCAGCGCGACCGCGCCGGATGGCAATGGTGGAGCCGTGAGCGAAACGCCCGCAAAGCTCGTGCCGTCACTCGATTCATAGAACGTGGTGCTGATCAGCGTCGGCGCGTTAGGCGTAGCCGGCGCAGTCGGGTCAATCGGCCCAGCCGTGATGACGGACGGCGTGGCTTGAACGTAGCTCGTAAAGCCGCTGACGTTCTCGACTGAATCGTAAGCGGTGAGCCAATAGTAATACGTGGTCCCGATGGTCACGTCGGTGTCCACGAACCGCGACGCACGCACCTCCGCGATCTTGTCCGTGTTCGCGTTGGCCGGCGTGATTGCCGAGACGTTCCGGTAAATGCCATACTCCGAAAAGTCCGGCTCGGTGTTGTCGTTCCAGTCGAGCGAGACGGCCTTGCCGGTGCCGATGGCTGCGCTGAGTCCGGTTGGCGTTGCCGGCGGCGTCGTGTCCTGCGCGACGGTGATTGAGCCACTGAGATAGCTTGTCGAAATTCCGAAGTAGCTCTCGCCGTAAATCCGCACGTTGTAGTTCGTGCCAATCTTCACGTCGGACGAAATGAAGTCCTCGGTCTGTTCGCCCTCAACCGTGTTCCAAGTCAGGTAGGTCGTGCTTGCGGCTGGCTTGTATTCGATGACGACCGAGCCGCCGCTTTGGATAAACTCCGCAGCCGGTGGCGTCCAGCCGACGCGAATCCGAGGCAAGATCGTGCCGTCAGCCTGCACCAGTTGAGTCGTCCCGTCCGCCGTGAGCGAAAGGCTCGTCGGTGCGCTGAGCGTGAACGGGTCGGGCAACGTGGTGTTGGGCGAGTCCGGCACAGCGATTTGATCGCCGACGGCCCACGAGTAAACCGAGGACGCGGTTTCGCGTAGCGTCATGTCCACGAACACCTGCGGCGGCGTGCCGTCGCTCGCAAAGTTCCATTCCATCACCTCGAACACCTTGGACGACCAGCCGAGCTTTTCGTTGGTAATCATGACCGTGTCCCCGGCGCGGACCTGCATCGCTTCGAGGCGGAAGCGTGCCGAGAACGTGATTTCCTCCCGAGCGCGGCGCAGCTCCAGCACGGCGAGCCGTTGAGCGCAACTAGGCGAAGTCGTGAACGGGAGAACAACGTCGCGGAAAAAGACGTTGCTGTTGTCGGCGGTGACGTAGGTGGCCGAGCTGATCGTCGGGAAGTCCGTCACCTGCCAGTTGTTCGTCTCCGACACGTAAACGCCTTTGACCGAGTTCACCCGGTCCCGCGCACTCGTTCGCGTCTGCACGTTGAGCGGCCCGACGAAATGCTTCTCGGTGAGCGTCACTGTTGGTATGCGGTAGGCGGACGCGTAGGGAACGATGCGCCCGCCCGTGTAGGCGATCAGGCCACCCATTGCGCTTAGGAGCTTGCCGATGTTCTCGTCTGGGCTGGCGCTCGTCACAATCACGCCGTTGGCCTCGTAGCGGTTCTCGTAAACCGTCGGCGAGAGCGGAAGGATTTGAACCTGTTCCTCGCAGATGGTTGCAGCGACGCCGAACGCGGTATCGTCAACCTCGGCGGCGGTCATGCCCATGCCGAGCGACGTGTCAGTCAGGTAGTCGCGAAGGCAGAGCGCGGCGTTTGCGGAATAGGCGGTTGTCGCCGTGCGCGGGTCGAGCACCTTCTTGCCGCGAATGACGGCGCTGATGTTGGGAATCCCGCTCGGGAATTTCTCGGCGTCCCATGTGAGACGCACGTAAAGGTAGGCGATGCCAGAGAGCGTGTGGTTTGCGGTCCATTTGCCATCGGTCAGGCTTGCCGTGTCCGCGATCAAATCCGCGTCGGCCGTGTCTCCGGGAACGCCGCGCTTTTTGTTCACCCGGGCAACTCCTGCGTAGAATCCCGTCGGCGTGTTGCCGGTCAGCGGCACCAGCTCGTCGTTGAAATAAACCTCGTCAATGGCTTCGACCTCGTGGCCGGCGAGCGTCAGGACGATGTGCAGGTATTCGTTTTTGGTTCCCGTCGTGCTGAGGTAAACGATGGTGCCGCTGACGCGGCTTTTGCCGTAAACAATCGTCCGCGCCGAGATTGGATTGCGGACCAACTGCGAGCGGTCCGAAAGCGACGAGTCGGCGAAGCTCGGCATCTTCGGAGAAAGCAGTTTCGTCGCGGCCATTGACGCGGCGGTGACGGCGGCGAACTTTATCACTGCGGCCAAAAATTTGACCGCTTGGATTGCACCAGAGACCGTGGCAAACGAGACGTTTGAGAGAATGGCGATTGCGATGGCTTGTGGCATGTTAAATTCTCCAAGCAGTTTCGACGCTAGAAAGCGGCCCAAAAACAAGCCCGTCCTCCGCGACAAAAGCCGTTGTCACGCCGAGGCAAATCCCGAGCGTCACGCCGCGCCCGGCCTGCTGAGCTACGATGTCGCCACGCCCGGCCTTCTGCGGCGCGACGCGGTGCAGCCCTAGCGCGTCCACCAGAGCCTCAACGCCGCCTGCCTCGTTCAGCACGCGCACCGCGCCAAATGCCGACGAGTAGCGATTGCGCCACGTTTTGGCGTAATCCTCGCCCGTGCAAAGCTCGACCCAATCCGCCGCGAACATGCAGCAATCATTCGAGCCCCACTCGAACGGTTGATGGCGTCGCACCTCGATAAATTGCGCGAGCAGGTCCGGCCAGTTGTCGCGGCGTGCTGGCATCACATGTAGGAGGTTGACTCGCTCTCGTCGCCGCCGTCCCGAATCGGTGCCGCGAGCTTCGCGTTGCCCCAGTAGATTTGTTTTTCCTGAATCGCGTTCACGAATTCCAAGCCGAGATCCGTAGAGAAAAGATTCTGCTGTTCCTCGTGCGTGTAGCGCACCTCACGCGGCCGGCGAAAGTCCACGAGTTTATTTTCGGCGCTCATGATAATTGACGCTTCTTGGCCGTCGTCGTTGACCGACATCACGTCCATGCGGCCGGCGAAGATCGTGACCGGCGAGGCGACGATTGCGCCGGTTGCGTCAAGTGCGCCGAAAAGGACGCTGCACTCCTTCCCTTGGTAGTTTTCGGTGAGCGCAATCGAGACGTAAGCGGTAGGAACGCCCGAGAGCTGGAAGTTGATTCCACGCGCCGCGAGGTCGGTCGTCTCCTCAACGGGCGAGATTGTGCCAAGCGTTCCGATGCCTTGGTAGGTCACTGCGCCAACGGTAATCGTGCCGTAACCGCTCCAAAGCCGGAGCGGCGTTGAGAACGAGAACGACGCGAGCAAGATCGGCGAGAGCTGCGACGCGCTGACCTCGGTAACCATGTTGGCCGAGAGCGACCGGCCTGCGGTAGTGATGCTCATGATTCAACGTCTTCGATGATCGCGAATCCGACGCCGTAAATACTCGCCTCGCCGATTGACCATTCGGTGCTTGGTGACGCGAGGCGGAATACCCCTTTCGCGTTGGCGTAGGTGATGGCCGTGCCGCCCGCGTAGCTTTTGCGAAGTGCCGGGAAAAGATCGACGCTCGATGAGGAATTGACCTGCACGACCTTGTAGAGCGAGGTCGCGATTTGCAGCCAATCGCCGACGGCGAACGAGCCGGTTGCGCCGCCGAATGTCAGCGTGGTCCCGTTCGCGGTTGCCGTCGTGACCGTGAGCGTCCCGGTGACGCCGCCTCGGTTCGTCGGGTTGGCGTAGTCTTGGAAATAGAACGTGCCGCGCTGCGCCGCCAAGAGGAACGCGATGACGGTCTCCGCGTCCGCACGCTTCATCGGCGGACAATCGACCGAGCCGAGCCAAGCTTGCCCCGGCCAGTTGTATTGCTGCGTCTGCAGCGTGAACGGCGACGTGTTGCGCGAGGTCGCGGAGACGCCCGTTAGCGACAAGCGCGAGAGGTTAAACGGACTCGGCGGCGTGAGTGGGTAGGTGATAGCCATGACGATTAAGCGAAGGCTGCGCGGTAGCCGCCGCCGCGTCGAACCATGTCGGGAATCTCGGCCTTTAGCCGGCGACGCTCTTGGTCGAGAATCGGCACGAGTTCAGCTCGCGAGACGCCGGCTGCGATGTTGTAGTTTACCGTCACGCTGCCGCCACCCGAACCGCTGCCGCCGCCCATCTTGTTATTCGGCACGATGGTGCCCGACGCGTGCGGAACGAACAGCTCCGGCCCTTGCTCGCCGACTACGTAG